GTGTTCCCAGATCAAGTTTAATACTTCTTTTTGTGTAGTCATTAATTTTAAATTAGGTATGATAACTTCTATTTTATCATCATTAGGCATTACAACATTAAATCTATATTCTGGCTGTTCGTATTTTATAATTTGAAAATCTGTAATGTCTGGAAAAACATTTATACTATCTGATTTAACACCATACGTTCTTGAATAACATAGGCTACGCATACATTTGTCTTGTATTGGATCTTCATAACAGGTATGTCCTGCTGTTTCTTTGTCCCATGCTTTTATTTTTTGATCTAATTTAGACTTATCCCAAGGTGATTCTAAGTATTCGTAATTTGCTTTTGATACAAAGTCGGGCCATTTATCTTTATATTTTTTCTTAGCAAAGACCATGTAATTATACATAAACCTATCTCTACCATCATCTAGTTTAACTCTAGAACACAGTGCAAGACACGGTGGTCCATCATCAAACTCTGGATTAGTTCCAACTAAAATATTTTTGTGTGTTTCGTCTACCAAAGAATCTAGTTTGTCTTTATCTATTTTAGATTCATTAGCTAATTGTATAAATTGTTCTAATGATAGTTTAGAATTATTCTTATCTACAGCATATCGCTGTGTCTCACCATTATTATAATATGGTAAGTTAATAAAGTTACCTGGTTTTATGTTGCCTTTGTCATCTTCCTTTAATTCTTTCTGCTTTGGAAAAATTTCTGTGGTAGGTTTTAAACCTAGCGGCAACAGAAAAGCTTTTAAAGCTTCTATTAAATCTGATGTTGGTATAGGTTCTTTTAAGAATATGTAACAGTGTAGTCCTCCACTCTTTGACATTAAAGGTACCAGAGGTAGTTTAAATTTTTGAAATAAAGCTAAATATTTTTCAGTTTTAAAGTCTGCATAATTTTTAGGATCAATGTCAATACAACCAAACTGTGCAGTTTTATCCAGTCTACATGGTTGTATGCCAATAGATATTTTTCCTTTTATATGATTTTCGTAATCTTGTGGTGTAATTGGTCTGCCAGACCACTCGTAGTCAGGTTTTATTTTATTTTTTTCAGAGTCTAGTGTAGCTTTGGACATGTCGGCAATACCGAAATCTCCATCATAACCAGAAAATAATTTTATAAATTCATTAACCATAATGATCCCTTATAATGGGCGCCTCCAGTCTCCCATTGGCGCCCACTTTCTCCTAGTGAGAAACTAGTAATTTGATTTATCTTCTCCTGAAACTGTGGCAGCTTTTTGCTGCGAGTGTTTTAAAGAGTTATAAAAATCACGGGCCATTTGGTAAAGACCGGCATTATCAACTTTTTTCAACATGTCTATATTATAACCATGCCAATTAAAGTTGCTTCCAGCGTTTTCAACAGACCTTAATCTGTATATTCTTGAAAACATAGGTGCTTGCACCGACTTGCCAGTTTTAGGATCTGTCTCAAATTGATCTTCCATTTGAGAGTTCCATCCTCTACTGACTTTTAACTGAGTAGACTTCATAGTCATTAAAGCTTTCTCAGGTCTTTCTCCGTTAATGATAACAAAATGATTTGCTGTTTTGATAATTTCATTACCATTCTTCAACACATCCTTGTTACTGTTTTTGTTTTGAGTTGTCTCTGCCATAATGCTCGGACCCCTATCTGGATGAATAGGTCTACCTTCACTTCTTTCAAAAGGTGCCCACTCAGGGTAAGTCATTTTGTAGAACACAGGAATAACTTCTATTCCTTTTTCTCCATCATACAGTTTTTTTGTAACTGTATTATAAAACATACCAGCCTCTGCCCCTTCGACATACTTAGCATGTTTTTTCTTAGTTTCATCTGACATACTTTGCAGTAATTTCAGAAAAGGTAAAGCAAGATCACCTTTGTCAATGTTGTCAAGACCCATTCCTGAATCTGCAACAAAGTCCAAAGTTGCTAATGCACCACCTTGTTTTTTTGCGACGTCTCTTGTTTCTTCGCTCATGTTATTTGCTCCTTGTTATTTTTGTTTTGTTTCCCTTAAACAGGTTAAAATGTTCAGATGGCAGTTCTTCATTATTTTCAGAACGCTCTCTAAACAATGCTTTGAGGGTCATAGGTTCGACTTTCAACTTTTGAGTTGGTTCGAACCCATTCCCTTTTGCAAGGTCTGCGTATTCGCTCGCCTTGTTGTCTTCGCCACGACCAAAGGAAACTGTAATCTCATTTTTAATAAGATCACCTAAGCCGTGCTCTCGAAGCCAGTTGTATGCGCCTTCTCTTTTGTTAAGAGGAATAGTTGCGCTATAAATTTCTTTTACTTCTATTGCAGATCCATCAGCTAATTTCATTGTTTTCATTTTCAATGCTTCCATTATTTCAGGTATAGCTATGTTAGATATTTTATCTGCTTTTTCTTTTTTTAATTTTAATCTCTCCTCATCTAGTTTTATTTCATCTTCTAGTTTTTGAAGTTCAACAACCAAACTAGATAGATTGTTTACACCAGTAAGATTTTCTACATCTTGTGGTGCATCTTCAATAAACATTTTTTGTAGGTCTTCACTCATTTATATTTCCTTTCTCGTATAAGTTTATATGTATTGGATAGTATCTTCTTTCTTGTTTGTCCCACTTTAATACGTTGTACTTACCATTAGTAATATCTGATGCAATAGAACATGCAACACCTATTATAGCAGGATCGCCAGTAAGTAATAAATAATCATTTGATCTATAATCTTTTAATCCTTGCCTTAATTTCATAATTAATGGTCCCGGTGAAAAAATTATTTGAGATAACTCTGGTAATAAAAATTTAAATGAACCATATTGTGATGCACCCATAATATTTATTTTTGGTCTACCTTCTCTTGTGCCTGCAATTTCTTGTATAACATATACAGTAGACGGAGTTTCTTTGATACTTTTATAATTTATGCTTTCTGACATTGACAAGAATATAAACTTTGTGATATAGAAGTCAATAGAAAGTTAAGAAATAAATATGAACTACAAGTTTAAAACTAAACCATACGCACATCAGTTGAAAGCGTTAAAAATGTCTTGGGATAAAGAAGTGTTTGCGCTTTTTATGGAGATGGGTACAGGTAAATCAAAAGTGTTGATAGACAATGTATCTATGCTTTATGACAAAGGTAAAATAAATGGTGTCGTAATTGTGGCACCAAAAGGTGTGTATAAAAATTGGCATGAATTAGAGATACCAACACATATGGCAGATCATGTCGAACATGTGTCCGTTTTGTGGCAGTCTAATATTAATAAAAAACAAGAAAAAGAATTGTCTAAATTGTTCAAAACAGGTCATGAATTACATATACTGATTGTAAACGTAGAAGCTTTATCCACTAAAAAAGGTGTTGATTTTGTTACTAAATTTATTAGCTGTCATGAAACTCTAATGGCTATTGATGAATCAACTACCATAAAAAACCCTGAGGCTAAAAGAACTAAAAGTATTTGCAGATTAGGTAGACAAACAAAATACAGAAGAATACTTACGGGCTCACCTGTAACTAAATCACCACTAGATTTATACAAACAGTGTGAGTTTTTAGATCCTTGGTTATTAGGTCATCAATCTTATTATGGTTTTAGAACACGGTATGCAATTATGAAGACTGCAAACTTTGGAGGTAGATCAGTTCAAATAGTTGTAGGTTATAGAAATATACCAGAGCTATCTAATAAACTTACAGGATTTTCTTATCGTGTTTTAAAAGATGATTGTTTAGATTTACCTGCTAAAACGTACACAAAAAGAATAATACAACTAACAGACGAACAACAAAAACTATACAATCAAATGAAAAAAAGTGCATTAGCCATTATGAATAGTAAACTAAGCACAACTGCAACAGCCATGACACAACTTATGAGACTACAACAAATAACCTGTGGTCATTTTAAATCTGATGACGGTGTTGTGCAGGAGATAAAAAATAATCGTATAACAGAACTTATGGACACATTAGAAGAGATACAAGGTAAAGTTGTAATATGGGCACATTGGAGGAACGATATAGAAACAATAGTGAAACATATTAAAAAAGAGTATGGGGATAACTCTTATGTAACTTATTTTGGTGATACATCAATTGAAGATAGACAAAAAGCAATTAAAAAAATACAAGACTCTAAAAGTTCTGTTAGATTTATCATAGGAACACCACAAACAGGTGGATATGGTATTACACTTACAGGTGCTTCTACTATGATATATTATTCTAATGGTTATGATCTTGAAAAAAGAATGCAATCAGAAGCTAGAATAGATCGTATTGGACAAAAAATGCCTATGACATATATAGATATTATGTGTGAAAAAACTGTTGATGAAAAAATAGTAAAAGCTTTACGTAAAAAAGTAAACATAGCTACTCAAGTTATGGGTGAAGAATTAAAAGCTTGGATATGAAATTACCTTTTCATTATCGTATGGGTATTTTGTTATGTGTAGGTGCTTTTTCACCTATATTAATTCATCATTATGTGATGTATCGTTTTGATGTTAGTGTATTAAGAGCGGCAGAAATTACATTTATATTGTGTATACCTATTGCTGCTTGGTTAGCTAGTAAAATTAATGAACGCTGGCACGACGATAGAGAAGATTAGTTTATAAATAAATTAAATAAACCCACAAGTGTAAGAATAGTTGTAAACGCACCACCAACAATCCAATAAATTACAGTGTCTGTTTTCTTTTCTAACTTTCCTATGTCTGCGTGTAGATGATCTATTTGTTTTTTAAACCCTGTTACATATCCGTACAGAGATACTAAATGCTCGCCAGTTGTTTTTGGTGGTTTACCGTTTGGCATTTTTTTCTACAAAGCCCCCTTCTTTAAATGGTGAAGGTCCACTATAACCAGGATCATCTCCTGCAGTTGAAGACGAACCACCTCCGCCTCCGCTTCCACTATCACCATTACCACTATCATAATACACTGGTGATTCATAAATTTTTTCTGCTGGAGTTTGTGTATTTGTTCCAACATTTACGTTATCTTCCTCTGCAAACTCATCTATACTAATTGTTGGATCAACTAAATCTGGTTGTGTTGGCATAGCCGCTTGTGCCGCTGTTATACCTAAATTTAATGGTATGTCTAATATACCTCCTGTTAATGTTGTTAAAATATTTGTTGGTGTAATTAAAGATTCTTGTATTGCTGGAGGTTGTAAACTTTCTATACTCGGTAGAGATCCTGTAATTCCTGTTAGTGCAGCTTCATCAACTAAATTACGTCCCGCAGCTTGCTCTGCTTCTTGTCTATCTAAAAAATCTTGAGCAATTTCTTCAGCCGTGCTTTCTTGAGTTAATGCAGGATTATTAAATTGTTCTATGTCCGATGATGTTAAAGGAACTTCTCCTGGTGCTACTATAGGAGCTCCTGGTTCTATCTGCACTCCAGCTCCTTCATCTAATAAATAATTTTCAAACTGTGTGTTAAGATTGTATCTATCTATTTCATCTTGTGTAACTGGTATTTCTGCTGGTGCTACAACAGGTTGACCTGGTGCTATTTGTACTCCAGCTCCCTCGTCAATTAAATTTTGTTCAAATTGTGTATTACCTGTTAAGTCCCCTGTCGCCTGATCCTGGCTACCTGCATCTACTAAAATGTCTGCAGCTCCAGGTATCTGTGCTGTGTCTGTTGCAGGTTGTTGTGATGGCATACCACCATAATAGTAATTAAATAAATCGTTAACACTTGTAACTGATGTACGATCAACAAAGGCACCGGGTTCTATTTCTTGTATATCAGCTAACTGAGAACCTTGAGCTAATAAAGGTTCTGCACTTGTGGCTATACCAGATAATCCAGCACCTTCTCTAGGGTTTATGATAAACTCATTATTTATAATATCATCTTCTTCCATTAACTCACTCCTCTTTGTCTAAGTCTTATTTGTTGTTCCTCTGGTGATAATAAAGCTTGTTCAGTTTGTGTCAATCCTGTTTGTGTAACTGGTATATTATTTGTTGCTAACGCTGCTGTGCTAACAGCTGGTGTTACCGGAGCTACTGGTAGTTGTGCTGCTTCATCGTAAGATGGTAGATAATCTTCTATATCAATATCAAACTCTGATGTAAGATTTAGTTGTGACAACTCATTTCTCATCTCTGATATTATTTCAAAAGCTTCCTGCATAGGATTTTCTTGTCCTATATTTTGCGCAATTTGTTCAAACTCTTGAAATATATTATCTGAAGGAAAGTATGGATCAAAACTGTCATTTTGTAATCTTTGATATACGCTACCAAGTTGTCTATCATTAAACTCTTTTGATATTAAACTCATATCAGTTCCTAACGTTTCGGCTGCTCTAATATCTCTAGCCATTTTTTGGTCATTTTTAAATTTTGCTTTATTGGCAACAAAAAATCTTTCTACAATTTTTCTTGGTGTTGTGGGTCCACCTTTTAATACAGACTCAGCGCCACCAGTAAATAGTGTTCTAGACTCTCTATTACCCCTTTGATAGTTTGCAATCTTAAAACCCATAGATCTTACAGGGTTTAATTTAACTGCACGATATCCAGCAAAACCTAACAACTCATCTGGTAATTCAAAAAACTCTCCACGCTTAGATGGTTTGTCTGTGGCTGCTTGATATAATCTATTTAATTGTTGATATGAAAAAGGCAACATGGCTCTAGCCATGTGGTTTGTTATAATTTTTATTTTTTCTCCGTTAGGTGTTTGTTCTGTGTACAATTGTCTACCTTCCCTTGTTCGACCACCTCTTGCAATAATATCAAGTGCAGCTTCTGTATAAATAGCTTCTGATACAAATGGTGATGAAAGTTCTGCTGCTGCTTCAGCCATACCTTTTAATACACCTCGCATTAATACTTCTTCGTTATCTACACCTTTTTGCACTTCGTTTAACAAAGTTTGTAATGGTCTAATGGCAACATCGTATGCATTACCGTGACTAAAATCTATATATTTAAGTTCATTATCTTCTGTTCTTATAGGTAATATTGTAGAGTTTTTAGACCAGTCTGGTAGATATCTTTTTAACGCTTCCATCTCTTCATTTGTAACGTTGTATAATCCTTGAAAACCTTTTTGTATTCCATATGGTGCAGCTGCTAACACAGTTGTTAATCCAGTTAATCTTTTAATACCTATGTTTCTAAGTGCTGGATCTTTTATTTCTTTAATAGATCTTTGTGCAATATTAGTTGTTGTTCTTAATATTTCAGATGGAAATGACA